TGCCTTTGTTTACAAAAAGTAAAAAATCTAAAAGTTTATATTGTGCAGGATATTATATCATCAAATTTGAAAAAGGATGGGTTAGAAGTTTTTGCCCTAAAATGCTAACACTTGATAGATACCCATTCAAAGGACCTTTTAGAACGCAATTAGAAATGAAACAGGAGTTAGCAAATGCAAACAAGAACTCCCATTAATACAGCATCCATTGAAAGACTGCTTCAGCAGATTAAAAATGCTGACCAGTCACAACAAAAACAGGTTACATTGGATATTGCAAGTGCTAAAGAAGTGTCATATGCACTTGGCACAGTGTTGGCTAGACTGGCTGGGGACTACGAGTCATTAATTGCAAAGGGCGATTCAGACCAAGAAATAGAAGTGAAAGTAGACGGCGGAAGCCTGTAAACCATTAACTACTAATAATATACATCAAAATTGGATAAATATGTTATATTATGAGTAGACCTAAACCCACGATACTATTAGAAAACGTCAACAAAAGCGACTACAAATCTGAGCAAGTTTTGGCGGCGGACGCCATTTGGGCAGTTTTCTACAAAAACAAACCCTTCAATTTGAAGTCATCTAATTTATTGAACAATTATCCAGGACCAAAATACAAAAAGGTCTCTTTTTCAAATCCTGGACACGCATTCAATCTAGCAAAAAAATTGAACACTATGTTCAACACTGAAGAATTCACGGTGGTCAAATTGACCCAGGGTGAAACTGTCAGTGAAAAATGATATCCAAAGAAGCCTACACTAAAATTTTCCTAAAACAGGCAAACATTTCTATTGGCGAAAATACTATGAAAGAATATATGCCTGTGTGGTGGAAAAATACTAGAAGATCTGGTGGACTAAGATTAACTGATGCAGGCTTTGAATTTATTACAGAAAAATTAGAAATAAAAGTTTACGAAGTTCCATTTCCTATGGACTTTACTCTTACTACTCAAGTGATTATATTTTTAGACAAATATATTAATTGTCCATATTTTCTTGCAGAAGACGGTATAGTCGTAACCAATGAAAGAAAAGCAATGGAATTAATGCTATTTTCTGGAGATATTAGAAAATATGGTCTGAATAAAGCAATATCTAGACTAGAATCCGCAGAATAATTATCCACAGGTCAAATTACCCGCATAAACCTTGACGTTTTTAACCAATCTTTGTGGTTGACTTTTTTGGTAGCAGAATATATTATAATACTATACAACAAGTTAATATAGGAGTACAAACATATGCCAAAAGCACAAGAAACAATAGGAACTAGACAAGTTAGCCCAAACAAGGCAAAGGCTAGTATCTTACACGCACTAAAAATTAAAAGACCAATATTTTTATGGGGAGGCCCAGGTATTGGTAAATCCGAAATTATACACCAAATTGGTGATAACATGGATGCCCATGTTATTGATATTAGGTTAAGTTTATGGGAGCCTACAGATATTAAAGGTATCCCTTATTTCAATTCAAAAGAGAATACAATGGATTGGGCTCAACCATCAGAACTTCCAGATGAGAAATTAGCCAAAAAACATAAGTGTATTATTTTGTTTTTAGATGAAATGAATTCCGCGGCACCTAGTGTACAAGCGGCGGCATATCAATTAATCTTAAACAGAAAAGTTGGTACATACAGCCTACCTGACAATGTTGTTATTATTGCGGCAGGTAATAGAGAGGCAGACAAAGGTGTAACTTACAGAATGCCTGCTCCGTTGGCAAATAGATTCATTCACTTGGAGATGAAAGTTGAATTTGATGACTGGTTTGAATGGGCGGTCGACAAAAGCATCCATAAAGATGTTTTAGGATATTTGACTTTTAGCAAAAAGGACTTATATGACTTTGATCCAAAGTCGCCGAGTCGTTCTTTTGCAACTCCGAGATCCTGGTCATTTGTTAGTCAGTTGCTGACAGATGAATTGGACGAAAGCACAACTACTGACATGGTTAGTGGTGCAGTGGGCGAAGGACTTGCAGTTAAGTTCATGGCTCACAGAAAAGTGGCAAGTAAGTTGCCTAACCCATCAGAGATTTTAGATGGTAAAGTAGACACATTGAAATCTAAGGAAATTAGTGCTATGTACTCACTTACGGTTTCATTGTGTTATGAACTAAAAGACGCTTGTGATAAGAAAGATAAGAAATTTGACGACAAGGTCAATAAGTTTCTTAGATTTATGATGGACAATTTTGATACCGAACTTGTTGTAATGGGTATTAAACTTGCTCTAACGCAGTATCAATTACCTATTGATCCTGATAAGGTCAAGTGTTTTGATGAGTTCCACGAAAAATATGGCAAATATGTCACTGCCGCTCAATCAATCAAATAAAAGTGCTGACAATAGGGCACTTTTAACGGTGCCCTATACCAAAAACAGGTTGACTAAAATACCAAAAAATTGTATAATATAATATGATGGACACAATGGAAAAAACAAAGATTACCCCAGAAGAATACAAAAGACTTAAAGCCGAAGTAATTGACAAAATTGTTGTTGCAAGAGTTGGTTTACTTTTAAGACATCCATTTTTCGGCAACATGGCAACAAGATTACAAATAAAAGAATGTGATGAATGGTGCCCAACGGCGGCTACTGATGGAAGAAACTTATTTTATAATGTAGATTTCTTCAGCAAATTATCTAATAAAGAAATAGAATTCGTAATTGCACATGAAATACTTCATTGTGTATTTGATCACATGACAAGACGTGAAGATAGAGATCCACAACTTCATAATATTGCTTGTGATTACATTGTAAACAATACCTTGTGTAGAGATAACATAGGAGAGAAACCTAAGGACATACAAATTTTCCAAGATTGGAAATATGATGGTTGGACTTCAGAAGCAGTGTATGATGACATCTATAAAAAAGGTAAAGAAAAAATGGAGCAATTAGGTAAACTTTTAGATGAACACATCGATTGGGAGAAAGGCAATACTCCTGGTGGTGGTGATAAAAAGGATAAAGATGGCAAAGGCAGTCAGCAACCTACGTACTCTAAAGAAGAATTAGAAAAAATTAAAGATGAGATTAAAGATTCAATGTTGCAGGCGGCACAAACTGCCGGAGCAGGTAACTTGCCTAAAGAAGTTGAAAGAGTGATTAAGCAATTTACAGAACCTAAAATGAATTGGAGAGAAGTATTACAAACACAGATACAGAGTGTAATTAAAAATGATTACACATTTACTCGACCAAGTAGAAAAGCATGGCACACAGGTGCAGTATTACCTGGCACAAAAAATGATGAAACAATTGATGTGTGTGTTGCTATAGACACTTCAGGTTCTATTAGAGATGAACAAGTAAAAGTATTCTTAGGCGAAATACAAAATATTATGTCGCAATATTCAGATTACAATATTAAGATATGGTGCTTTGATACAGAAGTACACAATGAACAAGACTATACAGCACATGATGACAGTTTAGAAAATTACAAAATTGCTGGTGGTGGCGGAACAGACTTCATGGCTAATTGGGAATACATGAAAGAACATGGCATTGAACCTAAAAAGTTTATCATGTTTACAGATGGTTATACTTGGGACTCTTGGGGAGACCCTGAATACTGTGATACAGTTTTTGTTGTGCATGAACATCACGATAAAAATTTAGAAGCACCTTTTGGTACCACAGTAAGATATGATGAATAATGTTGCACAAAACTAACACACCTAATCCACTTAATTTTTTTAACGTAAGACGTTACAAAAAGAAACCAAAAAATCTACATTGTGAAAGATATAACTTTGAGTCTGATGAACTAGGCGAAAGAGTTACTAAATGGATAGATGAGAATCTAAAAAGTAGATATTATTTTGGTAGACATTTAGTTTTGGATAATGATTCTAAATTCCAATATGTATTTTTGGTAGGATTTGAATCACCTAAAGAAATGTCCATATTCAATTTGAGCTGTCCGTTCATTCATCAATAGTAAATATTTCTGTTATAACAAAGTCTAAAAATAAAGGAGACATATCGATATGACAGAAGAAACAAAAAATGCTCCACAACCAGCACAGGCAACTGCACCTGCAGGTACTCAAGCACCCGCGGCAGATTTGACTGTACAGGATTTGGGAGTCATTAGATCAATTATTGATGTGGCGTCAACCAGAGGTGCGTTCAAGGCAAATGAAATGCAGGCTGTTGGAGCAACTTACAATAAACTAGAAGCATTTTTAAAAATTGTTGAAGCACAACAAAAAGATGCGGCTGGTAAAAAAACTGAAACTGGATCTGCGAACACAATCAAAGATGCAGGCACATCGGAGAAAAAATAATGGCCGACACAAAACACGTAGGTAGAATCAAAGGCAGTAACGAAAAAGTTGCAGTGGTCTACCGAACTATTCCAGGAGACAGTAAATCTGCTCTTGTAATAAGAACTGCAAAATTAGAAGAAGGCGATCATGACGGTTTAATGAGAATAATTGAATCTAATGAAGCACAAACTTCTAACGAATTGTATCAAGCATTAGAAAGAAGTCCGTTACCATCGGGCGAAAATGCTTTGCCTAAATTTTACAAAAACGGAAATTTAGAAAAGATTTCAACAGAAGAAGTTGAGATGGTACAAAATCCTCAGTCTATTGTTCAATTAAGTGATTTGAACAGAATGATTGCTGATCAAAAAGGCGTATCAGTAGACGATTTGGCTGTGAAAGTCGATCCCGCTGAAGCCGTATCTGTTAATACTGCTGAAGGTGTAAAACCTCAAGACAGTAAAATTTTAACAGATGAGCAGATTGCATCACGTATGAGAAGCGATGCAGATAGACTGTACAAGGAAGCCGCTAAATTAAGGAAGGAAGCGGAAGACCTTTCCCCAACTAAGAAAAAGTCTTAAATTGTGGAAACTGTCGCTGTGGTACGTTTTAGCAAAGGCAAATTGCCTAAACAGGTAGTCAATGAATGGCCCGAAATTTTCGGAGATGTAGAAGTTTCGGCTATACCTGTTCAATATCTTAAGAGTATTAACGTAACATTTAAAGATGGTAAGAAATGGGAAGTTCGCATGAAACCCAACAAGAAGAACGTTTCTGCCAAAGAATTAGAGAATACTATCAATGAAATGTTTGTACACTACAAAGACGCTATAAAAACCGTGGATTTTAGGCTGGATGTAAGCAAGGTTAAAGCAGATATCAGCACTAGAACCAAGAAGTTTATTAAGAAGAACAAATAAATACAGATAAATAAACGTACTAGGAGCATATCTAAATGGCATTACAGTTAAGAAGAGGAACTAACGCAGAACGACAAGCAATTACACCTGCTTTGGGTGAACTTGTTTATGTAACAGATTACGTTGCGGCGGGAGTTGCACCACTTTTTATAGGAGACGGCGCAACAGTTGGCGGTGCTCCAGTTGGTGCTTCAGCATTAAGTTTCACAGGAATAGCAGGTAATGTAACACCTGATCAAGACAGCACAAGAGATTTAGGAACAAACACAGAAAGATGGGCAAATGCCTACGTTGATGATATCACAGTAACTAACACTGTGTCAGGCAATGTAACAGGTGATTTAACTGGTAATGTAACAGGTAATGTAACTGGTAATGTAACTGGTGCAGTGACAGGATCAGTAACAGGTCACGTGGTTGGTTCAGTGTTTGGAGATGATTCAACACAATTAGTTGATGGTGCAAATGCAGATATTTCTAACATCAATAACATAAATTTTAATGCAGGCCCTGGCACAGGATTAAGCGAAGTATACGAAATTAAAGTAGACAGTGCTACAAACCAAGTTAGAATTGGTCACAACACAGATGACGAATTTGGTAGATTAACTTTTACCAGAGTAAAAGCAGTTGGCACAATACCAGTAAATGAATCTGTTGGTAGAGTGCTTTGGACAAAAACTGAAGGTGGCGCTGACACAAATTTTGGTGTAATCACTTGTAGTCAAAACCAAATGGTATTTTCTGTGGACGATGGCGTACACGGATTTTCAAAAGTTTTAAGAGTACACAAATCAGGTAAAGTGGACGTAAATGGTGATTTAAATGTAGAACCAGCGGCTGACTTCCTTGTAAATGGTGTTGCTCTATTAACACCACAAACTGGTGCTCCAGCATCACCAACTGTAGGCATGATTGCAGTGGCAGATGGTAGCACATGGGATCCTGCTTCCAAAGGCGGAACACCAAATCCTTACCCAGCATTCTATGATGGAACTGCTTGGGTGGCAATGGCATAAAACCCCCCGTAGAACCAAAAATTAGCGTCGTACAAGGGCCATAAATCTGTTTCATGATAAGTTATTACCATGAACAAAAAACAGGCGTATATGACGCTATAAATATTTTTACACCATGCAAAACAAATTTTCAGATAAAGATTTTGGCGACAATCAAACAAGAGAAAAGCAACTGCGTTCACATTTTGGTATAGAAGAAATACAACCAAAATGTCAAGACGAATATGTAAAAATTCCCTTAGACTTACCTTGGAAAGAATTACAACAAGATGTTCACACAGCATTTGAAACATTTGGTTGGTATGGTATGTGTCATAGAGGCAACAGTGATTGGACAAGAAGTAAATTGTATGGTGGACTTGGTTTAAATTATAATCCAGACTACAAATTCCAAATTCCTACTCACGCACAAGGTTTAGGACAGCCTCGGTCAATTAGTACAGTAGATGCAAAAGAATGGCTGAAAGATTTACAAAGTTATGATTATTCAAAACAAACAGATGAAATAAAAATAAAAGGATACAACACTTATGATGACTGCTTGGGTCTACGTGTTGCCACAGATGTTGCCCACTTTAGATCATTTAACACAATATTTGAAAAATTAAAACGTAAATCTATTCAAGGTAGAATAGCAGAGATTAAAGCCGCTGAACACGGAGAAAATGTAAGCGAAGATGACAAAGAGTTTATGTGGCACACAGATGAAAGAAATGAAATTGTATCAAGAGTGTTAATACCAATTGTGTTTGATGAAGACTATTTTATTGAATTTAAAGACACAGGAACTAAATTATATTTTGAACCTGGATACGCTTATCATTGGAACACTTACAAAGTGCATAGGTTTAACTTTAACTATCATAGCAAAATAAAAAATAGAACTTGTATTGTATTAGGTTGGTCACCGTGGTTAGAATATGACGGTGAGAGTTGGAGTGCAAATGAATACTGCAACAAGATACATCCGACCGACATGGTCAAACAAGGTTTAGTAATCTAATACTTAGATTTGATTTGATCTAATTTATTAAAGAATTCTTCTTTGCTAGTCCAAGCAATTCCATATTCCAAATCATCTTTTCCGCCTGCTCCACCAAAGTCACCGTCAGGTTTTGTTGCAAAAGGTACAGAGTTTGTGTAGTGTAATTTGTTTAAATGATATTGATCCATTGTGTCATTTAGTTTGTGTATTGCATAATTGATTCTACCGTTGGTGTTCGGTAAATCAAACACCATGTGTTTTTTAACTAGATCCAATGCAACACCTAAACCTTTACCAAGATGTTGTGAATGAATCCATTGGCAAGAACTGTAATAGTATTTGATATCGTTTCTTGTCAGTATTTCTGGCAGTGGTGCAGTTTGTAGATTAGGATACAGTCTTATCATTCCATCTCTTAATCCAGAAGGAATATTATGTTTAGCGGCATATGTACCTATCACTTGATCATCTTTTTTCAAGTATAGAGCAAAACCTTGCACACCGTCCATACGTTCTGGCGTAAAACTTTCGTCCATTTCATATGGATAATCTTTTGTGTTTGTTAATAGTGTTGTCAATCCTGCCCAGTCTTCATGAACTTCTAAAGTATAACCTAATTTTGTAAAGAAATTAATTAGATAATTTGCAGAACTAGGAACTGTTTTAGGATTTTGTGATATCATAAATTTATTTACGCCTTGTAAAAATAGCCAAAGATTTTTTTGAAACAAAGTCTTTTACATTTTGACTGCAATGAAAATTTACACTAGGTATCATAATTGCTGTATTATATTGGTAATCTATAAATTCTTTAATTGTAAAACCAGTCCTTTGTTTTAAGTGTGCAAAATAAATCCAATCAGGTAAACTTTTTGAATCATCAAATCCATGTATTAATGTTTTTTGCTCTTCTAATGATAACACAGGCTGTTTACTTTGTTTAAAGTATTTTTCAATGCTGTATGCGTGATTGGCCCACTGGTCCATTACATATAAACCTCCTTGGGGATTGTCATCCAAAGGCACTATCACAGTGTAATATGCATCACCGTCAAACCCTGCGTCACAGTGTAATCTGTATGGCTGTGTTAAATTGTAAACATGACTTTTGCGAACTTCTATAGGTCCTATGTGCCTACTAATCTTATCAACAATAGATTGTGCTAATTGGCTTTGATTATATAATGTAAGGTCTCCACTGTCTGACTCTATTACTGTTTTGTTGTCATAGGTCAAAGACTCTATTTCATCTGTTGATAAAAAGTTTTTTACCAAGTGTTGCTTGTAGGTCATTGTTTTTCTGTTTCTGATAAAAAAGGTATTTTGTGCTGTGGATCATATATTAACACTTGGCAACAATTAAATTTTGTGCTGTCGCATATCCAATATCTTTTGTCAGATATTGCCAGTTCATAATTGTAATCTTGATTAAATTTCTTTATCCAATAGTCTAAAAATCTTTTGTTCTTTTGTCTACTTGCAAAATAAAAGTTGTAATTAATATTTTGTTTCAAATATTTAATTTGATCATCTAACATTATTTGAGCAATATTATGACCTTCTCCATGATGTGTTTTGGTCATTGTGTCTCTATAATCTTTCACAACAGCATACCTATTCAAAAGTCTATACACACCATTGGGCCATATAGGTTTATGAATAATGCTGGATATTACTTTTACTTCATCTCCTTCCAAGCCTACTGACAGAGCAGACTGTTCAGCAAAGTTAAAATTGACATAGTTTTTCCATAACAAATCCGTCTTGTTAGTTACAATTTGTTGTAAAACTTCTTTGTACTGATCAATGTATTTGAAGTTATCCGGAGTATTAGTGTATATCTTGAGCATTCAAATATTCGCTTTTTTCGTTTACTACCTTTTCTCTAAAAGGCTTTTTGAAAAATCCTTGGAATATAATTTTGTATTGTGGCTCCCTATTCATGTTTACCACCCAATGATCCTTGCCTGTATTTGTCCACATTAAACAGCCGTCATGCGAAGGCATAATTTTTTTGTTAAACACAGCATGGCAATAATCAACATCATTCAAACAAAGGTTAAACACATTACACATATCATAGGCAAATAATTTTTCGCCAGTGTTTAGAGGTTTAGCACCATCGGGTATATCATTGTGTTGTGATATTATGCCTCCTGGTTCTAGTTGTGTAACAAAAATGTATGCAACACCTATGTAAGGAAATATCTTTTCTTCAAAAAAAGTTTTTAATGTTGGACTGAACTTTGCAATATCTGTCCACGTTCTTACTTTGTTAACATACTTTAATCTTTTTTTATATTCCCATTGATTCTGATACATGGCGTCAAATGTTAATATTTGATTATCACTTATTCCCGTATCATTAAGGAACATTACACTTTTCCAACCTTTAGCAGGAATTTTTTCGGATCCTTTTTCTGTGCCAGGCAAATTTATATTTGATTGAGTATTGTTGTATCCTTTACCTTTTTCTTTGTCTCCACCGTCAAATGGTTTAGCCCACAGATTATCTGGAATTGCTTTGACATCGTCTAGTATTTGTGTTAGAGGCCAACTCCAAAAGTCGGACAAGTCTACCCAATCATTGTTGGTCGCTATATTGTAAAAGTCTTTATTTAATTTTCTCATTTATCCATTCATCATACAACGGCACTTTAACGCCATCTTTTAAACCAAACCATAAACTTTTAGTTGTTTCTACTCCTATTCGTTTACAGATAGCATCTGCTGTATTTCTATATTTATCGTAGAAATAAGAGGGCGAAAACTTCATCAAATGCTGAATTAAATCTATACCTGCAAGATTCACATAACCTTGCTTTTTAAACATATCAAAAGTTTTGATTGGCTTTTTAGAAAAAAGGATGCCTATTCTATGATACTGGATGCCAAACATTTTACTGAAACTAAAAGAAACATATTCTGTTTTACCAACATCATAAGTTTTTTGTAATCCCGAACCACCTGCCCATGCCAAATCTATAAATGACTTTTCTTGCAGTGTTTCTATAGTATCAGGATGTTCATCGGCTGTGTTGTAGTAAGGTAAACTTAAAAACTTTGTTCTATTACGTAAAGTTATTAAGGAATCTTTGAAGGCAATTGCTTGGCACATATAACCTGGATAGTCATCTTTGTTTACAATGGGTCTTAAATTATGTTCCAACATACACACAGTGATTGCTTCAGACACGCCATTTGTGATATACACATATCCAAAGTCTTTTAACCCTTTGAATTTAATATGCCCTTGGTTAATCCAAGGCACAAAGTCTTCTATAAATCTATCTTGTATTTTAAACCTATTTTTTATAAGGTTATCATGATTGTACACATTGGCATAATAATCCTTTATTGCTTCAGTAATCTCAGGAAACTGTATTGTGTATGACGGATTTAGATACATTCTTTAATCGCCTCCTCAAATTTATCATGCTCTTTAAAAATAAAAGGCAAACAAAATACAGCGGTTGATACATTTTCAGAACCATCTTCTAAAATATAACCTTTTTCTCTCATCTTCTTTATGAAAGTTAAAGACTGTTTAGGAGTAGCAAAGTCTATGGCTCCCATGCAACCTTGTTGTCTTGTAACTCCATTTATTTGCACATGGTTTAATTCTAATTTTTCTACTTCTTTAATAGTTTCCAATCCTGCGGCACAACCAACTGGATGTCCTGAAAAAGTAAAACCATGGTTAAACATTTTCAAAGTCTTTGCAATTCTTTCATTGATTAGACACGCACCCATGGGAAAATAACCATTTGTAATTCCTTTCCCTAAAACTATGATATCAGGCTGAAAGTTAAATTTTTCAAACGCAAACATTGTGCCTAGTTTCCCAAAGCCAGTAACAGTCTCGTCAAATATTACAATGCCATCGTTGGCTTGATATTCTTTTAGCACTTGCCACACATCATCATCCCAACTGTAAACTCCACCTGCACCCACAACAGGTTCAATAATTGTAAATGTATTTGGCGTACACAATTTTCTTAATTCATCTGCATTACTAAATTTACGCACTTCAATAGGATCTTTTATGTTCCAAAATTCATTAATGCGTTGATCACTTACATTTGCACTTAAAATTGTTGATCCATGATAACTGTGTTTTGCACAGTTCACCACAGTTCTTCCTGTGACCTTTATAGCAGTTTCCACAGCGGCACTACCACTATTTGTAAAGTATACCCTATCCATGGAAGTTTTTTTACAAAGTGCATTGGCATACTTCTCTGTTGTCTCACTTTGATATCCTGAAAAGTTACTAGCATAAGGCAATTTGTTCAATTGATTTATCATTGCCTGTTTTATATTGTCGTTCGAATATCCTAGTGTTACATTCCACAAACCAGACATTGTGTCTTTGTAAATTTTACCATCTTTCATCAATAGTTCATCATACTTGGCTGACACAACTTGTTCTGCGCCAACGTGCATTTTGCTAAAACTTAAGATTTCTTTTGGCGCCATAATAATATCCATTCTTCATTGTCTAACATTTTTCTATCTTTTTCAACAAAGCCAATGCGTTGATTAAACTTAAGATACTTTTCACTGCACATAGACCAATTCTCTTTCCATTGGACTCGCTGTGAAAGATATCGCCCTAGTTTTAAACCTGCACCTGGCTGAGAAGAAATTAAATAACCATCATAAATTTCATCACCTATTTGGTTGTACCAATACACCGCTACCAATTCGCTGTCATAATATCCAAGAAATGTGCCTGTGCCTTTATAAAATTTTTTTACATGGGGCCAAGTTTTGGATAGCAACAATAAATGTTTTTTCCAAACTCTAAATTCTTTGTGCCAACTGTGAATATTTTTTTGTTTGGAAATCCAGTTTTGAACTTCTGTTTCGGTGATGCATTTTATCATTAAATTTTCTTACCAATTACGTAATCAATAAATACTTATGCTGTGCAAAAGCACGAATAAAGGAATATGAAGAATGGATATACTACCAAAAAAATTATTAATACTCCCTAAAAGCACAGAAATAAAATAATGATAAACATAGTTGTATCAAGCAAACCAGTAGATGGTTTATACTATTACAGTTACGAATACTGTTCAATGTTGAATGAAAACAATATTGATGCTAGAGTGGTTGTGATATGCCATAGAAAATTTACACGTGATGATTACTTAAAAGTCATACGAAACAAATACATTCATTGTAACAATATTGAGTTTGAAGATATCGAAGTAAATGAAAATGATATTTCATTTATATTAGGTAGAAGTATGCTGACACTTGCTTGGCAAGATTTTGATCAATACACAGAACAACAAAAAAATATTTTGTGTAAATTATTTGGTGGCAAACTGATTTCGGTATACTCAGAAAATCATCCAGCAAAATATCCTTTAGCAGTCGACTTTTTTAAACCAGCACACATTATAGATCTCTGTGATACAGAAGTGTATCTAAATGGTGTGGGAAAGCATTTTGAAAAAACAATAAATTTTGATATCTATAAACCACACGTGGATAATATACAATTCAAGCATTTATTTTTAGGTACAAATGAAAGATATTACCAAACAGTGGAAAAAGTTATAAAAGACTATCCGGATCACGGCATATTGACTTATGAAGCAGACTATGTTAATATGGCAAACAACAACGTATTTGTACCTGTGGATAACATAATGAGTATGTTTGAAACGTATGTATACACTAAAGACACATTCGACCCTGCTCCTAGAATATTTCAAGAGTGCAAATACTTTGGTAAAGAAGTGATTTATCAAAGAGATAAATCAATTCATGATGGTGGCAGTGTTTATTGGAATAGAAAAATAACTAAACCAAACATAGCACCTATATTGGAGGCAATAGAAGAATTACATGATACCATATGAAGGTTGGGATAGAGAATATCAACAAAACAAAGATGAATATCTTAAATTGTTTGATAATTTTATGTCGCAAAGCAATTATGAAAACTGTGAACAGTTTGAACAAGACTTTGCACAACTTATAGGTAGAAAATACGCAGTCAGTGTTGCTAATGCCACTGACGCACTGCATTTTTCATTAAGAAGTAGAAACATAGGTGTAGGGGATGAAGTTTTAGTTACAGACTTCAGTTGGATTTCAACATCATCTTGTATAAGCATGGTTGGGGCCACTCCTGTATTCTGTGATATCGATGCAAACACTTGTCATATTTCTTTAGAAAGTATCAAACGTATGACAACGCCTAAAACAAAAGCCTTGATATACACACATCTATTTGGAAATATGAGCGATACAAAACAAATCGAAGAGTTTTGTAAAGATAATGGAATTATGTTTATAGAAGATGCCGCTCAAAGTTTAGGTTCTAGTATTGATAACAAAAAGGCAGGTTCTATAGGTGATTGCAGTTCATTTAGTTTTAATACAAACAAAGTAATATCTGGCATAAATGGTGGTGGAGTATTCCTAACCGACAACCAAGAACTAGCAAACACAGTAAAAAAACTAAGAAGACATGGAAAAGACAAAGATTATGAAATGCTTGGATATAATTCGAGGCTGTATGTTCTAAACGCACAGATAATTCAACTACGTTTAAAGAATTTAGAAAAGGATAGAAAGATAAGACAGCAAACTGCAATGATGTTTAACGATTCGTTTGCAGATTTGCCTATCACAACTCCAACAGTTGCGCCTAATGTTGAACACAACTGGCACAAATATACAATAAGATTTAAAGACAAGGAAACAAGAAACAAAATTAAAAATCAATTGAATTTGTCTGTGCATTATGAAAGACCTTTATCAGAAAACTCAATGTACAATGCGTGGAGTATTGATTATAAAAAAGATGATTGTATTAATAGTAAAAAAGTGGCAGATACAATACTGTCTCTTCCTGTACACGCATATTTGACACTAGAGGAAAAAGAACAAATAATAGAAAAAATAAAACAAACAATTACAAATGGATAAAAAAATATTAACATTAAAAGACCTAAAAAGTTCTGATTATCTTTCAGTAGATTTTTATCTGTCTAAGTCTTGTAATAAATCATGTCACTATTGTACAGCATGGACTTTAGAAATGAGGAATCTACACGTGGATATGGACTTTTTAAGACGCACTGTAGAATATTTAAGTCCGTACAAAACACGTATCTGTTTGTTAGGCGGAGAACCAGGCCTTATTAAAAATTTAGATGAAGTAATTGCAGAAATTAAAAAACATCCAAACCTAGTGGTACAAGTGATGTCCAATTCTTTTGTAAGAAAAAGATATCCGCAAGTGCTAGAAGATCCTGAAATAATATACATAGAACATTTGGTGTTGGATTTTTATGAAGATAGAATTGAAAAATTAGGCAATTTTGACTTCCTGCCTGAAAATGACAAAAACAATTATAATTTAATAATAGAAACTCCAGGCTACTTTAAGTATAAAGATCAGCACGACTTGTCTTACATTATGCACAAGAACACAGAATTTAAAGAGTATAATTCAAGATCACCTGACTACCACAGTGATCATTTTGTTGAACAAGCACCTGAATTGGATAGACGTATTTGTGCAAAATTTCCATTAGTGCCTGTAGTTGATTTTGAACTACAAAAAATAAGACATTGCAGTAGAAAGGTAATAGATGGTTCTAGACAGTTTGACGTAACAAAAGAAAATGTAGACAAAATGATGACTTTTGATTTATTTCAATTTGAGAATTACTGTAGAACCTGCATGGACATTATTCCTAATAGACCAAAACAACGTAAATTACAAATATTAGAAAAAATTGCATTAGAGGAAAGTAATCCGTAATGAGTATTTTTGCAGTTGCACTTAATATACACGACCACAACACTTATGATGGAGACGTGCATATACAAATTGAAAGACATAATAGGAAAAGACACAATCTAAATCCTACAAATCCACACGATCCTATGCCTAGTAAAAAGTTTTTTAAAGAACACGTACTGGACGCTTTTAAAAATAGAAGTAAAGAAAATGTGTTTGCATTCACTGTCAGCAATTTAGGTCAAGAATATGTGACAGACTTATTGAAAGAGCATTTTCCAAATAGAAATTTTTTAAAATTTAAGCCTTTGACATTATGGGAACATTACACAAAAGACGAACTGTATTACATAGACCATCATCAATCACACGCCGCATATGCCTTTTTAAGTTCAGGATTTGACAAGAGTGATATTTTAGCAATAGATGGCAAAGGCTGGAAGTTTAGTTGTATATTTGTAAATCAATATGGACATATCACAGACTTTTCAGAAAAAATTCCTGTAGGAGGCTTGTGGAATAGATTAGCACAGGATTTAGGATTTAGATATCTTGATGCAGGCAAAGTTATGGGCCTAGCAGGTTATGGCAAATACAATTATCAAGCACACGCAATGATTGAAGCATATAGATTGAATGCCAATCACAAACTGCCTGATTGGGCATATGAAGTTATTAAAAAAATACCAAGAGAAGATATTGCTTACACACTGCAACAAACCACTGTAGATTTAGTGAAAGAATATATCTTGCCTTTGAAGAGCAGTGATAATTTATGTCTAGCAGGCGGTGTTGCATACAATGGATATATGAACGAAGAACTGACAAAACACTACAAAAAAGTCCATGTGCCACCAGCAGTGGGTGACGAAGGACAAGCATTAGGAACATATATGCACGCCAATTTTGTTTTGAATCAACAAGTACACATACCAACTGTATTTGCAGGACCTGATCAAAAAGTACACGAGACAATGCTGTTGGATTTCAAAGGCGTTCAATATGCAAATGATGAATTGTATAATGAAGTTGCAACTGCAATTTCTAAAGGAAGTATTGTGGGTTGGTATCAAGGCAGATCCGAAAGTGGTAACAGAGCATTGGGAAATAGAAGCATATTGGCTGATCCAAGAAATCCTAAAATAAAAGATATCATTAACAAAACAATTAAAAAACGTGAGGACTTCAGACCATTTGCTCCTAGTGTGTTGGAAGAACACTATCAAGAATATTTTGATACTAATCAACCAAGTCCATACATGAGCAGAATTATGCCTGTGAAGTCTGATAAGATTCCAGGAGTCACACACGTGGATAATACTGCAAGAATACAAACTGTAAACAAAGAATTTAATTATAAATTTTATAAACTGATTGAAGCATTTTACAACATCACTGGAATACCTATGCTGTTAAATACTAGTTTTAATTGTCAAGAACCTATGGTGGAAACTCCGGAGGATGCTTTTAATACTTTTAATAAAACTGATTTAGATATGTTGGTAATAAATGATTGGATAATGCGTAAATGACAGAAGAAGAATTTTTAAAAAAATTAAAAGATAAAAAAATATGGTGGTGCCCTTTACCATGGACTCATATTTTTTCTAGCCTTAGTGGCAGGTTTGCACCTTGCTATGATGCACTAGCACCCACGGGTCATAATATGAAAAATACTAAAATAAGAGAATGGTACACTTCAGATTATCAAAATAAATTAAGAGCAGAAATGCTGAAAGAAAACTATGATGGTAAGTTTTTTGATCATCATTGTACAGGGTGTAGAAAACACGAAAAATTATATGGTCGTTCGGACAGACAAAAATATGTTGAGCAAGTCCTAGCAGGAACATTTGACAATAAGGTTCCTGAATTATTAAGAGCAGTTTTGAAGTTTCAGAAAGAAGGAAAGATTGACTTAGATGAAAGAATACTAGATATAAAAATGAAAATGTTTGGCAATGCTTGTAATTTAGATTGTTATATGTGTACACCTAGAAGTGCTAACACGAGAACTATATCTCTTAAAAAAATAGGAAAAGTTTTTGACCCTGATTTAGATCCTAAAGATGGCGAAAGAATGAACACAATGAAACACGACGAAGATCAATATTTAGATGACGTGGCTTCTGTGGCAAAATATACAAGATCAATCAAACTTATCGGTGGGGAACCTTTAGTAATGAAAAATCATTATAGATTATTAGACAAGTTAGTGCAGTCTGGTCACTCAAAAGGCATTGGTCTAATATACAAGACTAATCTATCAGTGTTTAAAATGGAAGGATACGATTTCAGAAATTACTTTGGAAAATTTAATGAGTTTGTAATGAAAATTTCTATTGATAGTTATGGAAAGTATAACGATTATATCAGAAAAAAATCTGACTGGCCACAATTAATTGAAAATATGATGGTTATGAAATCAAGGAAAGATAGTAGAGTGAATGTACACAGTGTAGTTTCTTTTTTAAGTGTGATGCACATATGGAAACTACAAGAATTTTTACAATCTTTAAACATTCCGCACACATATTATATTATTCAACATCCTGCTATACTACAGGTTAAGAACTTGCCATATGAAATTAAACAAAGTCTAATACCAAAGTACAAAAATTATCCGAACATTGTAAAAGCATTAGAGGCCGAACAAGACAAAACTGAATTTAAAAAGACAATAGAATACTGTCAAGCATTGGATCGCAATCACAATAACTATAAATTATTTGAACTCTATCCAGAACTGGAAAAATACTACAATGAGTAAAACATTCGAAACACTTGAAAAAAGAGGTCACGTTAGAAGATACAGCGACAAAGTGCCTCCTAAAGAATTGATTGATAAAGCATTATGGCAGGCTTGGAAGACTTCTCCTTCAAAAAATAATGCAATGGCATACAAAGTTTTTGTGTTTGGTCCTGAACAAACAGCAATAAAAGAAAAAATATGGAATTTGTGTGTAAAAAATAATGCAAGGACTGAAAATGATGCAGTGGATCGAGGAGAGAATCATATTAGACGAGGCACACAGGCTAACCCTTACTATGAACACATAAGATTAAATCCATATTTGTTTGCTATACACAGCCAACCACGGGAACCAAATGATTGGTATAAAGCCAGAGTAAAACAAGGTATGTTTTTTGATCAGGCTTGGCCTCATCACATTGACAAAATAGTTGATAGTGTCGCAACGGAAGTTGGTTTATTCTGTGCTAACCTATCAATTTATTTGTTAGAAAAAAATATTGATGTATCTTACAACAACTGTTTCATTAGAGATTTCAAACAGTGGCAAGACATAGGATTGAATTACACAGACTATAGATGTATTTTTCTCATGTCCGCAGGATATGCCGGAGAATATAGAAGAGATAGTTTAAAAAAGACTTCGCCAGCATCATGGCACAAAGACGTGAAACCAGAATTTGAGGAAATTATAAAATGGATTTAAATTTATTAAGAAACATGATGAAAGAAGTTAGAGAAAATAAAGACTTCTTGGACAGCATGAGTCCTAATCAGTTTCTATCCAAAACAGCATTGGTTAAACATATCACTAACTTGGATATTTTAAACAAAGACTCACACATAGTAATATGGGGCAGTTGGTACGGTAGTATTCTCGTGCCTGCCCTATATGATAAAGTGGGAAAGATCACCTGCATAGATATGGATCCAAAAGTAATCAGCATTGCAAAACATAGAATATTTGAAGATTATGATGTAGAATGGATCACAGATGATATATTCAACAACTGGCGTGATTGGTATAAAAATGTAGATTTGTTCATAAACACTTCTTGCGAACACATGAAGTCAATGAAAGAATGGGGACCTGCACCACAGTATAAAAATCCTTGGTGGACTAGAGTAAAGCCAAACTGCCATTTTGCATTTCAATCTAATAATATGTTTAGTATAGAAGATCACACTAACTGTGTCAACAGCAATGAAGAATTTAAAAATCAATTGCCTGCTAATGCGGAAGTGCTTATTGAATCAGAAATAAAAGAAGAGCGAGGAACTCGCTTCATGTTGATAGGAAAAATTATCTCTTAAAACGTCTTGGTGTATTCACATACACCTGTTTGAACCATTTGCTTTGTTGTGGCTCTAAAGGTTGCACCCCTATATTGACTCCAATATCTATTAGTGCTTCGCTGTATGTTTTCATTTTTTCTTGTATGTTGGTATCTGCTTTATTCTTTTCCCACATACTATTCAATTCTTTAAAATCTCTAGTGATATTAGTGTCCCAGTCGGTACACATTGTTAAGTAAGAACCTTGTCTCGCTCCATAACAACTCCACCAACCATTTTCTACATCAGTGCCTACATTCATCCAAATTAATAATTTTTGTAAATTTTTGTGCCATATGTCAGTATTGATGTTTGCAACTTTTTTACCTCTACTTAAACTCATCTTTACACCTTCTCTAAAACCTGCTCTCCACGCCTGGGAAGGGGTAGAATTTATTATGCTAGTAGAATAGCAATCATTTAATTGATAATATTTGTCAAAGTAACAAAATTCAATTTGTGTTTCGTCAGAGCCGTCTGAATTTTCATGTGTTTTCATGTTTCGAACAAAATCTTTGGTCCACATTTTTAAACTGCCATTGCCATATTTTAAACCATTTACATTTATGTTGCCGCACCAACTAAACTGATAATCGTCATCAAGACCCATTGCAGTTGTGTCTAATTCTACATTCATAAACTTAGGGTCAACAATAGTATCTCCATCCACAGTGATAAAATGTTTTGTGTCGGACAATTCAGCACAGGCTTTATGAGCCGCATCTGTACCATCTACTCCATGCACACGTTTTGCCCAAGGTATAATTCTTTTCAAATTAGCATAATTTTTTTCTGCATTTTGCTCATCGTAACTTAGAAATACAAAATCCTGCTCTGCTACTTTTATTATATTACGCGAAATCATTTTTAAATTTATCTTCTAACCATTTGTAGTTGTTAATTAAATTCATTTTATCTGTATTTTTATTTAATTCTCCAAACTGTCTGCCTGCCTTGGCTCCGGCTATTGCATATTGACCAAATGGTCTATCTGCGCCTTTAGTACACCAGGTATTCAATCTTTCTTCTGTTTCAGCATCAACTTGCCTATCTATTACTTTTGCACTTAATTTTGCACATTCTCTAAAGCCACTACGCCAAGCACTATATTCATCTATGTTAAATTCTGCTACGTTGCTCACAGATGGTATTACTTTAAATTTGTCACTGATGCTGGTGCTCATGTCTATTGTTGTTAAATCCATGTGTCTAGTTAATAAAGTAGGAAATAATTTTACTCCACCATATCCATATTCTAAATCATTTACAGGATTACGACTGTGCCACACGTGAACAACATCTAAATTGTATTTGTCTACTTTATAATCGAACTCAAACTCAGGAACAAGCATAGCATCTGCATCTACAACATACATCATTTCTGTTAATGCAATTTCAGATGCTTGTTGATGTGCTTGATGTATTCCTTGTACTCCACTTATCCTATGAACGTTAGGCGCTTTTTGTTTGCATAATTCATAGTTTTTTTGTGCATTAGGTTCTTTTACGTCTATAAAAAACACATCATACATGACTGTACTCCAACAATTTTCTACAATAAATTGTGTAACTGTCTTTTCCAATTCCTAAAGCGACCGTGATAGACTTCTCACACAAATCATAAAGATTTAAATTAATTGTTTTGTATAAAATACTGTGATCATTTTTTTTGCAAACAAAAAATCTATGTATACTATCTTTTTTAAAAGTGTCTTTAATTATTTTTTGCATTGGCGCAGTTGCACTAATACTTAATTCCGTACCTCGATGCTCAAATAGTATTTTTGCATCTGAATTGTTTATTTTAATTTTGTAAAAACTTTTATTAATTGTGTGTCTCTCATTTTTGGTTTGTACAGTTGGTGTAATTTTTACAGTGTTTATATAATTGTATTTTCCATCTTCAAAAATTACTTTGTAAAATGTCATATTATCATTACCTGAATTTATATCTTGTGCTAAAGAATCAGGAATAGCAATAGAACTGTCTTGTTTATTGACACTCATGCTGTTAACCATGCCAGTATCTACATCAAAATGGAAATACCATTGATGTTGTATTTTGTCTACGCCAAACTGTAAGTCTTTTCTTTCCATAAATTTTGTATTATTTCTTTAAGTTCATTGGTTAAAAAATTATCTTGCACATAATGAAGCAGTTGTTTCTGTACCACATTATTAATTTTAATATTCAATTTGTTATCGTATGCAACAGGAATATCTTGCAACCAATTTTCCTCCACATTCCAGTTTTGCAATTTGGTTTTCATGTGCGTAAAGGTTAAATTAGGACTTGCTATTTTATTATTGTGTTTCATTATTTTACAAGTAATTGCTGTAGATACATCTAAACTGCACCACTGTTGTATATGTTCTATACAATATTTCCTTGCGTAGGCTTTGTAATTTTGCATCACCTCCGATAACACAGCGAAAAAATTATCATTGTATTTTGTTTTTTTAAAATAAAACATTCCGCAATATATGTTTGGCAAATTATTTTTTATAAAGGTTTTTCTATACAGGATATTTGTTTTGGCTTTTTCGCCTAAATAATTTTTTACTTCATTTGTAAAATATAAGTCTGTGTTACCTAATATGTTCCACCAATAATCAATACTATCTAAACATAACATATCACTATCCAACACAATAGTTTCAGCATATGGACTTGCTTCATATATCTTGTGTCTATTTTGTATTTTCCAATCTTGTGTATCTGCTTCATCTGTGCCAGGAATTCCAATTATCTTATCAAAATATTTGCGTTGCTCAGATGTTAACACACAATTAGTCATTAATGTAACGTTGTTAATCTTATTAAAAATTTTTATACTCTGCGACAGTGCTATTGCTTGACTTAGATAGTCTTTTTGTTCACCCGCTTGTACAAATATTAGATAACCTTTATTCATGTTCTTTTATTATCCTGTCTAAAGCAAATTTATTCATAACGTGCATATTAACATTTTTTATATTACATCTAAAAAAAGTGCCATCGTCTTTGGGTAAAGCAAATTCCCATTGCCTTGATTTGTAGGACAACACTTTATCTTTATCTGTTACATAAAATAGTTTTATTGGGAGACTTCGGTCATTTGGTCTCGCTGTGAAATTATTCATCATATGCATAGCAATGGTAAAAGCATAATCATTTCTATATTTTGTTTCAACAATGTTATATGCAAATCTGTAAAATTCATAATTTTTGTTTATGTGTTTTAGTAGTTCAAAAAAATCACTTGTCCATTTGGTTTTTTTAAAATAAAAGCAAGTTGCCCAATACATTTTAATAAAATTATTCATGTATTCAATACGTAAATCTTTTCTGTGTTGCGAGTTAACGTATATGGATTCATTATTAATTAAAAAATCTTTATTACTTTCAAAGCATTTCAATAGATTGTTATTATCAACAATTAAATCTGTATCCATCACAATAGTTTCTTTGAAAGGCGTAAGATCAAAACTGTTGATCCTACTATGATTATCCCATGTGACTTCTTTGTAATCATCACCATCTAAAAATTTTCTTTTTTGTTTTGTGTTTGTGGGGTCAACTCTTATTACGTGTGAAAAATGTCTTCCTTCAGGATATTTTTTCACTCCTGTAGTTTCGGAAGTAATTAATGCCACAGGAAGATTTAAGTGTTTTTTTATTCGTTCAGCACAAAATATGGCTTGGGCAACATAGTTAATTGGAGCGGTACCGTGAGCATGAAGTAATACACCTTTATCATGCATCTAAATTTCCTCTTTGCTGTATTAATTTTGTGTACTCACTTTCATAGGTTCCTAATGCTTCTTGATACTTGGTAGACAATTTCATTAAAAAGTTTTCTGGATCTGCTACCTTGAAAGGTGTTTTAAAGTCATCCAATAATATAATTTTTTGTCTATTCAAATCCGCATAACTTTTTACAGTTGCAATTAGTGTTGGAGTGACTGTGATTTGATGTCCGTGAAAATAAAAAATACTGTCTTCTTCAAATCGTCTCAGCAGTATTTCTTTTTGGTTTTCTATTACAGACAGTTTATCTGCGTGGTCAAGTATTTTTGATATTTTAGATTCCATAGTTTTGCAAGTATTATAGCAAAATTTTTGGTGTCAGTCAATGAATTAGAGTGTGCTTCCTGTTGCTATTGTGAATGCTGGGTCTGGACCAACAACGTTGTTGACTGCTCGTTGATATTGTATAGATGCTGTTAATGTACCATTTACATCCTCGTCTTGTGCCGCGCCTGAACCTGTTTGGTCACCAGCGTCTTCATCATTGAGTATAACTCTCACGTAAAGATTAGAAGTAGATGTTTTTTGGACTACAATGTAATAATCATTTTCGGCATATACTCCCGAACCACCACCATTCATTTGACTGTACACTGTGTAATTTTGTCCTATGTTAAAATCGAACCAACCTTGAGCAGTTGTTGTTCCTTCAGTACCGCTTTTTGTTGTTTCATTATAATTGATTGTAATTGTTCCTGCTGTTCCTAAAATGTTGTTTTTCCAGTCATTTGTTTTAGAACCACTACCACCTGTGATAGAAGTTGCAATTTTTAAAGTTCCACCTGAATTAAAAAAGTGTCTTGCTTCTGCTTCACTTGTGAAACTCATGTTGAATCTGTGTTCTATTGTACCATTCCAATTTGATGTTCTTGATTTTGTTACTGAGGAATTAAATTGTTGTAAACTTGTTACATCCGCAGTTAATCTGTTTGATGTAATGTTTGAAGCCAATGCTTCATATTGATCCCAACCTTTAAAATTAGTTGTATCGTTTTCAAAAATTAGTTCTCCAGCAACAACTTCTTGTAATTGACCTGCTGTTGGATCTCCACCGTTTTGGTGTCTGTATGCTGTTCTTATGTCAGCAAACAAATTATTAATATCATTGGCTTGTACCAGATCGCCAACGCTTACTTGTTGGCTGGCTAAATTTTGACCATAGCCTGAGTTAGCAGTTCCATTTCCAACAACTGCATCTACAGTTGCTCTCAAATTGTTAAATCTTGTTGCTGTTATTATTGCCATTGTATTCTTCTTCTATTGAAATATTTATAATTTAAGCATTACCTCGATATTTTTTATGGCAACATCTTCATTTGATTCTAGTGCAAAGCCTACCAAATTTTCTCCATCAGTTGATGCTGTTCCGTCTACCGAAGCATAAACTTTGTCACCTTTTTTAACTGAACCAATTACTTTAACAGGCACACGTCCTACCAAAGCAATAGATTGACCGTCTGCATCTTTGTTCATTAAAAATGCTGGATTTTCTGAAATTACTCCTAATGGTTGTCCATTTTCATCACAAGCAGTCATTTCTGCGGAACCTGATGTGTTAATAGTCATTACAGTTCCAACTTCGTATTTTTTATCTGTAGAATATTTTTCTGCCAAGTCTGCATAGTTGGCTTGTGAAGCAATACCGTTGAATACCACCGCTGAAATGTTTCCTGCTGAATCACGTAATGGAGTTGTGTTTGCAACTGGACCTGTGTTACCAGCATAAGTTGTTCCACCTGCTAGTATACCTGTTGATGTATCTGCATTACCTTTGAATGCAGTGGCGTGCATTTCGTCCCATTTATTTGTTGCAGTACCTACAGTTCTTACTCCAACTGTGCTTGGTTCGAAACCTTCACTTGTTATTCTTGCAATTTCAGTTACTGGTCCTGAAGCATTTACTTTGAAAACAATCTCGTCACCAATTTCATTCCCAACGTGTACTTCATTGTCATTTTGTATATCAACTCTTAAATCTCCATCGTCACCTAGTAAAAATCCTGAATCTGAAAATCTTGCTAAACCTTGGAACACACTTCCGCCTGAAGTTAAAAATTCTGATGGAAGTTTGCCACCAAATCTTAATGAGTTAGAAGCAGTACCATGGTATTGATGATCTGTTGAAGTAATACCGTTTGTTGCGTTTTGTGTATTTTTTAAAGTTAAACCTTTTCTTATTACATCAAAACCTGTAATCACGTTGGCAGGATCTGCCGTTGATACTGTGAATTCGTTTTGTGAAATAACATATATTACTTCATCATTTACAACTGCTTCAATAATTAATTGACTTGCACTTGTTGTATCAATAATTGTTCTACTTCTTAATTGAGTAACAGAATCACCAACTCCTTGTGGACCAATTAAAGTAAATGAACTGCCGTTGTATGCGTATAATTGTTCATTAGAAGTGTCCCACCAAAAGTCACCTGTTACTAAACCTGAAGGTTGCGTTGCTGAAACTTCTGCACCACCTGTTGTTTTAAATTTTGTACCGTCGTAAAACTTTAATTTGTTTGATCCTGCATCAAACCATAGTTGACCACTTACTGGTCTTGCTGGACTGTTAGAACTGGCAAATGATTCTAGTAAGTGTAAGAAGTTTTCGTTCTGAATTTCACCGTAACCAGCATAATTTTTACCTACAAAACGTAGGCTGGTTGTCTGGTCTATTGTACCATCACTTACTGTGGATAATAAAGTTCCATCAAATTTGTTAATTGTATATGCCATATAATTGTTCTCTCCTTGTATTTATAACAAATTAATACGGAGTTGTAGGTGTAATTTCCTTATCAAACGCCCACTTTGTTACTCCATCATTACTATCAACTACAACGCCAAATTGTAATAACTTTCTCACAGGTGTCATTGACATTGAACCTGCTAGATTATTAAATCCTAAACTTTCCACAACTGATTTGTTTGAATTACCTAGCACAGGCACTCTTTCTATTGTACCACTGTTAGGAGTGTAATTGTTTATTAAATTCACTGCAGATGTGTCTAAATTAATAGTTAATGCAACAAATCCTGGAGGACTTAATAATTCTGCACTTACTATTGTAAATGTTGCGTTCAAGTTTGTGTTGTTACCAGCACCGTCATTGATCGCATCAACATTGGCTCCTGATATTGTTACAGTTTCACCTGCTTCATAACCGTGAGCACTTGCACACACTATTTTAGTGTCTGATCCTAATTCAATAGATGCAATGGTTTGTGGATTAGCACTAATTGTTCTATCAACTGCAATAGTATTTGTATCAATTGCTGTGTCTAAATCTGCACTTGCTATTGTTACACCACCACCTGCTGAAAAATCTGTTGTTTGTACTCTAGCAAGAGTGCCTAATGCTCTTGGTGGAATTGAACTAGTACCTAATGCACTTGTATCTATTGATCCTTGTCCAGCACCTGCTCCTCTTGAATATCCTGCAACTGGGAATAAATCTTGTAAAATATCTGCAATACCTTGATAGTTGCTACCCAAGTCTTTGTTACCTAAACTTGATATATCTAATTGTAAACCAAGCACGGCTTTGCTGTCAACATAACCTTTGGTTGCCGCATCTGAAGAAGCAGATGGTTCGCCGAGACCTGTTATTCTTGCACTGCTTTGTATTTCAATTACATTAGTGTTTGCACCTAAACCTAAATTACCAGATGTTGTTGATATTATTTGATTGTCTACAGTCAAATTATCAACTGCTAAACTTGTCAACACACCTAAGTTTTGCAAACTTGAATTGACAACATTAGTTCCTAGTGTGTCTCCAGATAAAACATCATCCGCTCCCACTTTGAATGCTTTGCCTGTTGCAACACCCATGTTGATGTTTGATTCCCATCTCTCAGTGGCAACATTTGCATTGTATGAATATGTGAATGTTTTGTGGTTAGTTGATGTGGATAATAATTCAAAACCTCCGCCATTAATGCCTGCGTCATCTAACACAGGTGCATTTAATTCATCAACACTTAATCCTATTGTTTTGTCTTTAACACGTAACTCGTCTACTTCTATTGCTGTTTGGTTTCCTTCAACAGTTAAGTTTCCTGAAATTCTTACATCTCCAGCAACATCTAAATTAGCAGTTGGATTATCTTTCCATACACCAACATAACTTTGACTTGCATCAACGTGTAATGCTGTTTGTATTACACCCTGTCTGTCTGTTTTAAATTTAATATCACCGTTTGTTAAATTGTTTCTGATTGTTAATACACCAGATTCAACTTTGAACGATCCATCACCACTTGCACCAACTGTTATACCACCATTGTTTTGGACAGTAAGTGATCCTTGTGTAATATCATCAACGTCATCTCTTAAAAAACTAGATGCATTTACTGTTTGATTATTGATTATTAATGCTTCTGCTTTTGTGGCAGTACCCACATACTTAAATGTATCATCTATTGCATTAAATCCTTTTTGTAGTGTTGCAGTTGGATTTGCATTTGTAACGAAAGCAGTTAGTAAGTCTCTATCACTTGTTGCTGGTGTAAACAAGACATTAGAATATGCACCTGCTACTTGACCTTGCACATAGAACATTATCACTGTTCTTGTTTGGTTTTGTGTGTCTAACACACTTATACATTCAAAACCTGATTTGCCTTGTTCTTTTGTGTAAACAGGTCCTGCTAATATAGGATTTCCTGTTCCATCAAAGAAATATAATTGTTGTCTTGTGGTATCAATCCATAAATCTCCTGCAACTGCATTTGGAGTTTGTGGTGACAAAGTTGTACCACCACTGCTTGTGAATTGACTGCCATTGTAAATTTTTAATTTGTTTTCAGATGTGTCATACCATAATTGACCTCTGATTGGATTTGCAGGTTCGTCTGAACTTGAAAAGTTTTCTAAAAGTTTAATAAAGTTTTCATTTAAAAATTCACCAAAGCCACTATAATTTCTTCCTATAAGTGTTAAGTCACTACTTGTATTATCAACTGTGCCGTCAACTAGGTCAGTTAATATAGTTCCGTCTGTCTTGTTAAGTTTATATGACATATTATGACGTTGCTCCTGCGTAGATTATGTAATTTAATGTTAAGAAAGGATCCATTACGTTGAATGGTTGACCTTTTGTCCCTGCTACACTACCTGAACTTGCCAATGCCTGTGCTGTGTTTATACCAGTAGGACCATTGAACTGAATTACTTCAGGATCTGTTGGTGCATCTGCAATATTTCTAATTACATAAAATTGATCTTGATTGTCTGCTCTTAAATCATGTTCGTGATCAGGTAATTGTTCTTTAGCAATAGTTTTTTCTTCCGAACCACCAAATCCACCCAATGCATCTGCGACTGTATCAGCAACAACATTAGCACTTGTACCACCCATGTTGTCTTTACCAGTAACTTGTCTACCTCTTAAATCAGGCAATTTGAAAACTGCTGTTGAAGATGGAGTTCCATACTGCAATCCTATAATGCCATATAATGTTGCATAAGTGGATCTGTTAACTTCTTGTCCATCACACAACAACCAACCTGTTGGAGCGTTAGCACCTGCAAACGCTATTACCGAACCAACTGGAGGTGTTGGCACTGTGCTTAAAATATTTTGTACAGTGGTTCTAAATAGTCCTGTTGTACCTTCTGTTCTGTTTATTAAAACTTCATCTGTGTTTTGTGAAGTGCCTGTGCTTTGTTTGTTTGAAATGAATGCATTAGATATTGAAGTTGTAAAACTTTTTACAAGATCACCTGTGCCGTCAAACGTAAATCCAGTTGCAGAAACATCTCCTGTCATTTGGAAAGTGGTTGCACTTGTCAATTGATTAGCCTGAGTGGCTACACCGTTCAAACTTCCTGATACGTTTCCATTAAAAGAACCATAAAATTGGTTTCCATAAACATTTAAGAATTTTTTATTTGTTGAACCTATGTCATGTGTTAAATTATCATTTGGCATGATAGCATCAACAGATAAATTTCCGCCAACATTTACATTTTCGCCAACTGTTAAACTTTTTGATATCCCAACACCACCAATTGTTGTGATAGCACCTGTGCCAACACTAGTTGAATCTGTTGAATTGTCAACAATAATTTTACCATTAGACGAATCTAATCCTGTTGTTTTAAGATTTCCTAAAACTTCCAATGCTTCTGTTGGTGCAGTTGTATTAATACCAACTTTTTGTGTTGCATCTATTCTCATTACAGTTCTGCTTACACCACTGTCATTAACTTTGAAGTCGATATTAGAACCTGCTGTTTGATGACTTAGAACACCTGCTTGACCTTCAACACTTAATTTAAGTGTGCCACTTAATCCTACTTCAACTCCAGCATTGTTTTTAATTTTAAGTCCAAAGTCTGATGAACTTGTTGTATCTGATCTTAAAAAGTTGTTTGCCGCTATGGTTTGATTTCCTACAACTAATGCATCGGCTTTTTCCGCAGTACCGTACATTTTAGGAATGCCGTCACCTTCAACATCTGTTAAACTTAAATTAACTCCTGGTTGAAGTGTGCTGAATCCTGCTATGTTGGACTTAGGTGTGAATGACTCACTTGCAATAATGGCAATAACTTTTCCCGCAACTTGTATTTTAACAATTGAATGAGTAACATCATCTGTGCCTGCAATTGATTCTGGCTTGGTTCCGCTAGATAATCCTGTACTAAACTCAGGACCTACAAGTATCCAACCCGAACCTGTAAACAAATAAAGTTGTTGATTGCCTGTGTCTACCCAAAGATCACCTGCTGTACTTTCTGCTGACCCAGGTTGATTACCACCTTTTTTCAATCCACCGCTTGATACCCAGTTAGTACCATCATATACTTTAAGTTGATTAATACCTGGAGTTATGTCATACCATAATTGACCTTCTATAGGTCTCTGTGGAGCAGAATTTTTTGCAAAATTTTCTAATAAATGTAAAAAGTTTTCACCTATTACTTGTCCGTAGTTGTTTGAATTCTTTCCTGGAAATTGTAGTGATGTTTCTTGGTTAGGAACACTGCCATCTTCAACAGTAATAGCCTGTTTGTTAATTGTATCACTAAAATTTATTGTATATGGCATCTATACTACTCTCCAAGTAAACCAGATAAACTTTGTATTCTCACTGTATAATCTATTTGAATTAATCTGTTTAATGATTTTTGCACAGGATGAAATATTACATGAGTTAATAAATTCCCAGTGCCTTGATCATTGTAACTTACTAAACCTAATTCGTCAAACACATAATTTCCTTCTGTGTTGGTTGCATTGTCTACTGCATCTTGACCATTTGGTTCACCATAATCCAACAAACAAGTAACTAAAACATCTGTATAGTTTGTGCCACTCAAATGTCTTGTTTCTATTTTGTTTCTTTGTGGATCTAGATTTGAAACTGATCTATCATCTACAATTTTGCTGTAGGTTTGATTGTAAAGACTTGCATTTGTACCAGTGCTGTTTGGAGTCAAATAAGTGATTATTCCAGTCGGGTCAATGGATGTACCACCGTTACCAAAAGCCATAGAACTAATGAATCCTTTGCCTTCGTTTGCTATGCTTTGAGCCAATGCTATACTCATATTTTCATAGTGAATAGCATTGCGTTTGTTCACATACACTTTGCCCGATTCAGGATCATGTATCTTGATATGACCTTGTATGCTTACGCCGTTTTTATCTCTGATTTGTGTCATAATAAATGTTTTCTCCTTGTATTTATTGCGGCAAAGTCACTTCTTTTTCTCGTAAGAAATTTCCTATGCGATTATCTGTTTGAGATAGTGTTTTTGTTGTATTTTCGTCAATAATTTCGTTCCAAACTCTACCAACACGTCTAATTACCGTGATTTTAGTACCAGTTGGTATATTTGTGGTATCAGTAATAGTAAATGTTGACTCATTTGTATTGATATTGGTCACAGAGTATTCTGCTGGAAGTGTTATATCCGCATCTGGACTGTCTAAATCCCTGGTCACATCAAAGGATTGTATGCTGTTTTTACGCATTCTTACTCCACCAACAAACAATTCAAACTCATTTGTGCTTTGTGCCGCCCAACCTAGTTCAAAAGTAGCATTGTTACCATCATATGTGTATACCTGAGTTATTGTTTGGTCTTTGTATGGCACAGTTTGATGAGCACTTTGGTCAAATACTTCAGAATTAATCTGATATGTGTCTTTTATACCAGTACCTTTTGTACCTCTTCTTAACTGGCTTACTTTATTGTCCTGGTCTATTCTGTAATATTCAATTCTTTCACCTTCAATAAACAACACACCTGGCTCCAGTGTTCTTAAGTTAGGTGTTGCCAGTCCTTCTGTAGTGTTTAAACTGATTTCTTTATCATAATAATTTAATGTTGCCGCAAGGTAATAACGTCTATCATCTCCTAAACGTCTAAATGTTGTTGCGTTTGTCATATCTTTAAATTGTCTAAAGCCAAATTTAGTTACAAACTGAGGCGATGAGAAATGGAACAAATCAATTTGATCATTTGCATTTATCTGTGTGCCAATCTTAACAAACATTTGATCATTTGTAACTTTGTAATCAACACTTGGTGCTAATTTTACTCCATTAACATACACCCAAACATATTGAGCATCGCTGGCTGGTCGTCTTAATCTAATTCTTCCATTTTGAAGTTGGTTAAAAACAAAATAATCTTCAGTGTTTGCTGTTATTGATTGTCTTGCAACGACATCAAAATTCATACGTTCAATTTTTTGCACATCGTGGTTACTAAATTGTGTTACAATAATTTTTTGTCCTTGTGCAGGAGCAACATCTAGCAACAAATTACCATTTGAATCAATAGTGTAATCGCCATCTGACAAGACAAATACTTTTAGTAGGTCACCTGCAACGCCTATACCAGTTTGTAATCTAACAGAACTATTTCCTGCGTCCCATACAAACTCATTACTTGCTAATTCTACATTGTTTAAAAATACTTTCACATCAGTTGCACTTGCTGATCCTGGCGGTTGTTGCCAATTAGGCAATTCGTACTCTAATAAGTTGCTTACTGTGAATTCAAAACTAAATCCTGGATTTAAAACTAAACCATTCACCTCAACAATAGTATTATGTCCTAAAGGTGTTGCATTAAATGGCGTCTGACTTAATGCATAAGTTGTTGAACTGCCGTCTGCTGTCAATGTTTCATGTGTTACTTCACTAAATGTTTTACTTGTACTTGCATACACCACAAAAGACACAACATCATTACTTGCTGGTGCTGTATTAAATCTTATTACAACACGTTTATCTGCACTGTAATTTTCATTACTTTCAAAAGTTGTAAAGTCTGTTGTTCTAACACCATTCACTGTGACGTAAAGACTTAAATCTGCAGAATAAGTTGCTCTTGTTAAGAAATCAATAGTGCAGTCATCACCTGTAAGTGTGTCTATGTCTAAAATTTTCTCACCATTATTACTCATTGTGACGTAATTTATTTTTGTACCATCTGCAGGAGCACTTGCAAACACTATTTTTTTGTTTTGAAAATCAACAGTGTAATCATTTCTATCTATCATTGCATTGTTTACAGTTACGAACACTGCATCTATGCTTTGTGGAAAATCTTGGAAAGCATATTCAGTGGTTGTTCCGTCACCAACATGATTGTAACTTGATATTTTAGAACCTGATTCGCCGCCTCTGTCATAAACTTGTATATCCAAAGTATCAAACACGTGTCCTGGTACAAGTTCTTCAGGACCTTTGCTTGTTGTTGGAGTAATAAATCCATCACCGTCAACATTTATGTCTTCTGCTTTAGTAAAAACCAATCCTATGGCTGTCGTAAATTTAGTTTCACACATTAATCAACATGTTTCTATGTTGGCTACTCAGGTTGTAGATAAAGCTTTAATTGAAGAAGCAGAAAAATTACGTAAACAA